ACTTTTAACACACCGTTAACACTCTTAAATTTTCATAAAAGAAATGTTTCATGTGGAACAGTAAGATAAGATGTTTCACTTAGAACTAAGTGTTAACAACAGTTAATTTATTTCTTTAACACTATTTAACAAAAATAATTTGGTGGATTCGTAAAATTGACGTATCTTTGCACCGTGTTTTAGAAACAATAAGTTTAACAATTTAAATTAGGTAAATTATGAACGAAAATTTTAATGAAATTATTTTTAACTGTGTTACAAGTGTTAACGCTTTGATGACTTCTAACGAAGTAGCAAAGGACGACAAGGCGGTTATTAAGTTGAACCGTTTTAAGAAGTGGTTGAATGAGTTTGCAGCTGCAAACGGTATGAAAGAATGTGGCGATTCACAAAACGGTGACAACTCAGCAGAGTAACATACCACACAGATAACAATAAAGTTTAACGTTAAATATTTAAGTTATGGCTAAAGGTTTTAGTTTTGCAAGTAAGTTCAACAAAACAAGTTTCGGTATTGATACAACCGATTTTCCGTTTGTAAAGTTGACCGACATCTACAACAGTAAAAAGGACGGTGGCGGTGATGTTGTGCACCCGATTAACGGTTTGTACGTTCACAAATCACAATTAGGTGATTCACCTGTAATAATTGACGCAGAAAACAAACGTCTTGTAAATTTACCACAATTCACAGGTGACACTATTCGAGAAATTTTGGCGGATAGTGAGGCGGTCGAAGCTATCAAGGCGAACAAGGTAGGTTACACGATTTATGAATACGATTCACACGCTAAGAAGTGTTACGGTATTACCTTTGTAGATAAGTAGCGCATGTAGGTAAAGGGTGATAATTTCACAGGGGTAACAGTATTTTATTGTTATCCCTGTTTTTGTTTCATTTAAAATTTAACAATTATGGCAAACAAAAATCCTATAGGTTTCAGTAAAAGAACTTTTAGGGCTAGCAGTAACGTACATATAAAGAAAGACGTTATAACTGCTATTGAGCAAAGCCCAGAACTGAGAAAAGAAATTGCTAAAGTATTTCAACAGGCAAACAGACGTATACAGAATGTAGAAAATTCGGGTATTGTTTCGCCCGCAGTTGTTGCCCTAAATAAAGGTGATATAAAGGGCTTTACAAAATTTTCAATGAAACACGATTGGGACGAATTAAAAATAGAATATTCAAAAGCTATTTCTTTTTTGCAACAACCGACATCTACTGCTAGCGGTACAAAAGAATACGCTAGACATCTAAAGAAAACGTACAACTTGACCGACAACGAATTTTCGATAATGCAAAATAACTTAGTCGGTAAGATTGCGAGTGTTTCAGACCAAAAATTTTTGGAACAGTATTTAATGCAATATAAAGATTTCACAGGCGAACTTGAACAAGAAAGCAAAGATGTTTCAGACCAAATCGAAAGTGACGCTATAAAAATAGCCGATTCAGTACAACGAAATATTGATAATGCCGGCGAAATGGTCGAAAGTGCAGTACAAAAAATATTGGATAGTTTTAAAGATTTCGGTTTATAATGAAAAAAATACCCTTTGAACTACATGCAGAAGTTTACACCCCAAAAGATATTGCAAAGGTTTTATCTTTGGCGGTTAACGAAAAGAATTTTACAGGCAATAATAAGGGCGAAAAGTTCCTTAATGTGCCTGTGTCTTTCGATATTGAAACTACATCTTTCTATAGGGACGCAGACGGTGAAACATACAGTTATGACCGATATATAAAATTAGGCGGTAAAGAAACCAAAATGGAAAAGTGTTCTTTAATGTATGTTTGGCAATTTGGAATAAACGGTTTTTGCGTAATAGGTAGAACCTGGGATGAATTTATTAAAATGTTGTCTGAGATAGTAACTTTGCTAGAATTGAACCAAAAAAGACGTATTATTATTTACGTTCACAATTTGGCTTATGAGTTCCAATTTATCCGTGAATTGTTACAATGGGAAAAAGTTTTTTCTATAGATTTGCGCAAACCGATTTACGGAATAACTAAATACGGTTTAGAGTTTAGATGTAGTTACCTGTTATCGGGTTATTCGTTGGCAAAGTTGGGCGAACAGTTACACACTTACAAGTGTGAGAAATTAGTTGGCGATTTAGACTATAGTCTATTACGTCACAGTAAAACACCGTTAACGCAAAAAGAAGTCGGTTACTGTTTGAACGATATAAAAGTAGTTATGTGTTACGTACAGGAATTAATAGAACGTTACAAGGGAATAACAAAATTACCTTTGACAAAAACAGGTTTTGTACGTAAATATTGCCGTTCTGTATGTTTCAAGAAGACAGACGAAGAAACAGGAAAGACAATACCAAACTTTAAGTATTTCGATAAAATACATGACTTGAATATAACAGGTATCGAAGAGTTCGAAATGTTGCAACGTGCTTTCTCGGGTGGCTTTACTCATGCAAACGCAAAGTATACCGATTTAGTAATAGAAAACGTAGATAGTTACGACTTTACAAGTAGTTATCCCTATGTTATGGTATCAGAAAAGTTTCCGATGAGTACAGGCGTTTTTGTCCCTGTTAAGTCTATGAAACAATTTGAGTTTATGACTAGTAAATTTTGTTGTGTATTCGATATAGAGATTACAAACATTTTTGCAAAATCAGAAAACGAAAACCCTATATCGGTAAGTAAGTGTTTCGTGAAAGAAAATGTTTCTGAAAATAACGGTCGTTTAGTTTGCGCTAGTAAAATATGTATGACTATAACAGAAATAGACTTTAAAGTCTTTTCACAGTTTTACACCTGGGAGCGTATACGAATAGGAAAAATGATTTGTTACAGAAAAGAATATTTACCGACTGAGTTTGTGCTATCAATTTTGCACCTGTACGAAATGAAAACCAAACTAAAGGGTGTAAAGGGAAAAGAAGTTGAATACTTGAATAGCAAAGAAATGCTAAACAGTTGTTACGGTATGTGTGTTACAAACCCTTTGCGTGACGAAATTTTGTGTGACGGTGAAAATTGGGACGTGGAACACCTAACAGGCGAAAAACAGTTAGAAATGTTATGCAAGTATAATGACAGTAGAAACAGGTTTCTTTTTTACCCTTGGGGTATTTATGTAACGGCTTATGCAAGACGTAACCTATTTACAGGTATTTCTGAATGTTGTGACGATTATATCTATAGTGATACGGATAGCGTTAAGATAAAGAACGGTGACGCACACAAAGAGTATTTTAAGCTATATAATGATTTGGCACAACAGAAATTACGTGCAGCCTGTAAGTTTCACAAAATACCCTTTGAAAAGGTAGAACCTGTAACGATAAAAGGAATAGCAAAACCTTTGGGTGTCTGGGACTATGAGGGACGGTACAGACGTTTCAAGACTTTAGGTGCTAAAAGATATATGGTAGAAGAAGAAAATGCCCTTACTGTTAACGGTAAAAATTATAATTATTCTATGACAGTTTCGGGTGTTAACAAGAAATCTGCTATACCCTACATGTTAGAAATGTTCGGGGAAAACGGTATCTTTGACGCTTTTACTAATTACTTAGACATACCGCCAGCTGCAACAGGTAAGAATATTCATACATATATAGATTACGAACAGACAGGTACGATAAAAGACTATACAGGTGTTATTTCAAGTTACGACACAGTAACAGGGGTACACTTAGAACCAACAGGTTATACACTTAGTCTTTCAGTACTTTATATAAATTATTTAATGGGAATAAGATTAAAAAAGGAATAATATGAAACAGAAAAAAGAAAAGGTGGAAACACCTAAATTTTACAGTTTAAGCCGCATTTTGTCAAAAAATGCAGATTATAACGTGATTTTCGGTGAACGTTCAAACGGTAAAACTTATGCCACCCTGTTATATGGTATCAAAGAATATCTTAAAACAGGAAAACAAATGGCTTATATTAGACGTTGGCGAGAAGATTTAAGGGGAAAACGTGCCGAAAGTTTATTTGCAAATCATGTGGCAAACGGTGTGATACAGGAACTAACAGACGGTAAGTTTAACGAAGTGTTTTACGTTTCGGGTAAATGGTTTCTTTCGTCTTATGACCCCGAAACCAAAAAGCGTATACCCGACAACACACCGTTCTGTTTTGGTTTCTGTTTATCAGAACAGGAACACGAAAAGTCAAGCAGTTATCCGAATATAACTACAGTTGTATTTGATGAGTTTTTGACTAGACGATATTACTTACCTGACGAATTCATGTTATATATGAACCTGTTGAGTACAATTATCAGACAGAGAAACGATGTTAAAGTTTTTATGTTGGGAAACACCGTTAATCAGTTTTGCCCTTATTTTACCGAAATGGGGTTGAAACAGGTGCGAGTTATGGAACAGGGAACTATTGATATTTACCGTTTCGGTGAGCACGGTGCAACGGTAGCAGTAGAATATTGTAGTACTATTGTCAAGCATAAAGCTAGTAACAAATATTTCTGTTTCGACAATGAGAATTTGCAGATGATTACAGGCGGTAAATGGGAACTAGCAGCATATCCACATTTGCCTGTTAAATACAAACCAAACGATGTGTTGTTTGTCTTCTATATTCAGTTTAACGAAATGACCCTACAGGGTAACGTGATACAGGTTGAGGACAAAACAGGGGTAAACAATTTTATATATATCCACAACAAAACAACCCCGATTAAAGACACAGACAATAGTTTGATTTATTCGCTGCAAATGAACGGAAAACCGAACTACAAACGAAAGTTGTTGAGTAACGCAAGTTATTTGGAACAACAGATAACAAAGTATTTCGCCACCGATAAGGTATTTTATCAGAACAACGAAATAGGTGAAATTGTGCGTAACTATTTAATGGCGAGTGCACGCAGCAACATAATTACTTAACATCTGTTAACATGGGTTAAAAATGTTTCACATGAAACAATTTTCCCCTGTTTTATTTGGTTTTACAAAATAAAAGAACTATCTTTGCAGCATGAAATAACAAAGTTAAAATTTGCTATATGGACGTAAACGGAATAGTATCATTAATAAGTAACGTTGGTTTTCCTGTTGCGGTGTGTGTTGCCCTTTTCTACTATATGGAAAAGCAAAACGAAAGACACCAAAGCGAAACCGACAAGTTAAACGAAACAGTACAAAGTAACACTAAGGTGTTGACAGAACTTTGTACCTTAATTAAAACGCTAATTAAGTAAATGAAAAAAGAAAACTTATATACCAGGTATCAAACAGAAGTTAAAGACAAAGATTCTGCATTATTCACATTTATGCAACGTGTTCTTTGCATGACTTCTAAAATGTTTGATTATACAGGAACACCCGAAACTGTTCCACCTGTTGAACTTGAAAAGATTCTGCAAACATCGGGTAACGTTGGTATAGCAGAAGTTGACGGTAATTTGTATGCCTTACAGGGTTCAAGGGGTGGTGAGTGTGACGCTTATGGTTACGGCAAAGATTATGTTGTTGCAAATCCTTGGTTACAGTTGAACAAGACGTTCAAAATTGATGAGGATATTGTAGTTATCAATAACACACCGTTTGCAGATTCACTTTTGCCTATTATCGGGAAATATGGTGTTCTTTACACAGACGCAACAATAACGCTTAATTTGGCTAGCATTTTGACACGTATCACTATGCTAATTTCGGCGAGTGACGACAAGACCAAACAGAGCGCAGAATTGTTTTTGCAAAAGATTTTGAACGGTGATTTTTCTGTAATCGGTGAAAATGCCTTTTTCAAAGGTGTGAACTTACAGACACCGCCAACACAGGGAAACCAACAAATCGGGCAATTAATAGAACTTTTGCAGTATTACAAAGCGTCAATGTTTAACGATTTGGGTTTGAACGCAAACTATAACATGAAACGTGAGCGGTTGAACACGCAAGAAGTTTCAATGAATATAGACGCTTTAATGCCCTTTGTCGATTCGATGTTAAAAGAACGTGTTGAGGGTGTGAAACGTGTTAACGAAATGTTCGGTACGGATATTACCGTAACTTTGGGGTCAAGTTGGAAAATCGAACACGAAAATTATTTGTCGTTACTCAAAGCAACAGAACAAGGGCACGACCACACCGAAAAAGAAGACGTTGACCCTGTAACGGAAAACGAAACAGAAGAAACGCAAGAAACAGAAGAAACGGAAACAGAAACAGAAGAAACAGAAGAAACGGAAA